AATGGACGGCGCATGAGTGGAACGATAGCCCCGTGATGTACCTGCGAAACGGCACCGCGATGGTCAAGGTCAGCGTTGAAATCAAGGGCGACATCAAGACCTGCATCTTGCCGGTCATGGATAACAGAAACAGAGCAATCGTTGACCCCGATGCGTTTGCCGTGAACACCGCAACGATGCGTTGTCTTGCTAAAGCCATCGCCATGCACGGGCTTGGGCTTTACATTTACGCAGGCGAGGATTTGCCAGAGTCTGAAAAGGTCGAGCCTAACCCCGAGGTGTTGGCGCAGATTGCGTCTGTGACTGACGCGGCTGCGCTTGTTACCTTGTTCAAATCACTTGACCCCGCCATCCGCGCAGCGCACATGGATGCGTTTAGCGCACGCAAGAAGGAACTAGCCTAATGGAACAGAGAACTGACGATTGGTTTGCGGCACGGCTTGGCAAGGTCACAGCCTCCCGCGTTGCGGATGTCATTGCCAAGACCAAGACCGGCTATGGCGCAAGTCGCGCTAACTATATGGCTGACCTTGTGGTTGAGCGGCTGACAGGCCAGAAGGCATCCTCGTTCACCAACGCCGCGATGGAATGGGGGACGGAGCAGGAGCCGAACGCCAAAGCAGCCTACGCCGCAAAGACCGGGATACTGGTTGAGGATGTCGGCTTTATAGACCATCCGACTGTTGCGATGTCTGGTGCCTCCCCAGACGGTTTTGCCGAGGAAGGTTTGATTGAGGTCAAATGCCCTAACACCGCTACTCACCTTGAGTATGTGTTGGCAGAACTTCCCCCCCTTAAATACTTCACGCAGATGCAATGGCAGATGGCTTGCACGGGCAGACCGTGGTGCGATTTCGCATCCTTCGACCCGCGTCTTCCAGAGCGGTTGCAACTGTTAGTCGTGCGCGTCCCGCGTGATGACGACTACATCAAGATGCTTGAGCAGGAAGTGACCATCTTCTTGCAAGAGTTGGACGACAAACTTAACAAACTAGAAAAGGTGACCCTGTGAATAAGCAGTACGATAACAACAACCGTGGCGTTTTGTTTAAGAACGATAAGCGCGGCAACGAAAAAGCCCCCGATTATCGCGGCTCTGCCGTTCTTAACAATATCGACCTCAACATCAGCGCGTGGATTAAGCGCAGCAGTAAAACCGGCGATGCCTTCATGTCCCTCAAGTTCGAGCCGAAGCAGGCTGCGCGTCCTAAAACGATGGCAGAGCAAAACCCCGAGAAGTTTAACGACGATGAGGATTTGCCGTTTTGAAAATCTTCATCGGATACGATAGCCGCGAGGACATCGCATACGAGGTGGCTCGTGCGTCCATTCTGGAACACATGGAGGCAGAGGTTGTCGCGCTTCGACTAGATGACCTCCGTGAGATGGGGATGTACTGGCGCGAACCAGACCCGTTTTCATCCACGGAGTTTAGTTTCAGCCGGTTCCTTGTGCCTGCGCTCTGCAACTTCAGAGGCAATGCTTTGTTCATGGACTGTGACTTTCTAGTGCGGCACAGTCTGAAGCCGTTGCTCGACTTCAACAATCCTGATGTTGCCGTGTGGTGTGTCCAACACGACTACAAGCCCACATCCCTGACAAAGATGGACGGGCAGGTACAGCGCCAATACCCGCGCAAAAACTGGTCGTCGTTTATGTGGTTCAATTGCAGCCATCCGTCAATGGGTGGGCTGACACCCGAAATCGTGAACAGCGAAACCGGGATGTATCTGCACAGATTTATGTGGGTAAACGACCGGCACATTGGTGCGTTGCCGCCGACCTTTAATTACTTGGAGGGCTGGCACACACGGGCGCAGGTTCCTGACCCGACCTGCGTGCATTTCACCGAGGGTGGCCCATGGTTCGATGAATACCAGAATGTTGAATACGCCTACGAATGGAAGCAATGGGCTGGACGGGTGAGGGCATCCGAGCGATGAAACGCATATTCCCCCGAGGCACCAGACCGGACGCTATGGCATCTGTCGTGGCGCGTATGGTGTCCAACCTTGACCCGCTCAAGACATGGGCGGTTGAGGTTACGGAGTGGAAGAAGCCGCGCACCAACCAACAGAACAAATTCCTGTGGGGTGTTTGTTATCCCTGCATTTTAGAGGGCGGTGGCGAGGCGTTGCGCGGATGGACACGCGATGACCTGCACGATTACTTTCTGGGCGAGTGTTTTGGATGGGAGACGCTAGAGGGGTTTGGCAGGAAGCGCCTGCGACCGCTCAAGCGTTCCTCTGCGCTCGACAAACAAGAGTTCAGCGATTACTTGCTGTTCCTTGAAACAAAGTGCCTTGATATGGGCATCGTGATACCGGAGCCGTCGTATGAAACTGCGTAAAGAAGCCCGAGGGCGAGGCTGCATGGTGCGTATTCCCGAGGTGTGCAACCACAACAGCGAGACAACCGTGCTGGCGCACTACCGGCTTGCCGGGGTATCTGGCATAGGCATGAAGTCGCCCGACATCCTTGGCGCATGGGCCTGTAGCGCGTGCCACGATGCTATCGACCGTCGAGCGCATACCGACCTCGACCGGGACTATGTGCGCCTGTTGCACCTTGAAGGCATGGCGCGAACCCTCGCACAATTGAACAGGGAGGGACTACTGTGACCTTTATGGTAGACACGCCGTACACCCCGGCGTACATCCGCAACGAATTCCTATATGACCACCAGACGGGCAGCGGGGAGTTTACCCCCTGCACCATCTTCGGGTTTCGCGCCGAACCCGCCCGAGTACCCATGTTTAGCGTTATGGCGGCCTGTGGGGCGCAATGGGCGAGGGTGCCTATCCATGCCCTTGTGTCGAAGCCATGCCCTCCAATGGCTTTAGAACTCGCCTGCTGGTGGGACTCGTTTAGCCGCCATGCCGAGGTGCGTGAAATGGAGTTTCTGCGGGGTCACCGTGTCCGCGCCCGTGGCAGGGACGGAGTGTGGAGGCCGGGGGTCTACCTGTTCAGCATCTTCTGGCACAACGGGGGATGGTCGGAGGTCAGCGACCAGAGCAAAGACCACCACATCATTCGACTGGAGGCTGGGCCGCTTATCGCCTACCCCAACAACAAACTGCATTGGGTTGACCCGAGCCACCTGTCGGGCGACCCGCCGCGAGATTGGAAGTCACCGTCACAGTCCTACAGCGTGGAGGCACTATGGTTAGATGGTTCGTCAACTGGTTCCGCAACATAAAGTTACGCAGGCACCACGAATGGAGCCGCGTCCCAAAGCCTAATTGGGCGTGCAGCCGAGGCTACCGAGACACTTGGTAAACGGCTGGCGAGTCGTCTAACGGTCGGACAACGGACTTTGACTCCGTGAATGAAGGTTCGATTCCTTCCTCGCCATCACACCCTGCGCTCAAAGTGCGGCACATCCTTAAATGACTTCCAGAACCCGCCCCATTGGTTCTTGGGGTTCAGGCTCTGCCAATACTCACCGACCGGAGTAAGCGCCGGGATGTCGTAGGTCAGTTTGCCGTCGCGGAAGAAATTTAAGTCGATGGCGCACCGCTTGAGGTGGATGCTGTTCATCGTCTTGGAGCGGCCCGTCTTGACATAGATGGCTTGCTGTTCCGGGGTACGGGCAAGTTCACCGCCCGTCACGACAAAGCCCAACTCGGTCGCCTTGTTGATGAGTTTGGCGACATCCAGCAGGAACGCCGCCTGTTCTGCTACGAGACTCACTTGATAGCCTCCTTGAGTGCGTCGGTCTTGTCCTTGCTCGACTGACTGCTACCAAAGTAGTACGAGACAACCTGCGTAGCGACCGCAGACAACACGCCCAAGATGTAGATGAGGATGTCCTTGCGGCTAGGGTCAATCGGACTCGCTTGGAACAGCACGATGCCAAAGAGCGTAAAGGTGATGCCAAGCAAACCAAGCGCCAAAATCGGCGTGATGAGTTTGTTTAGCAGCGGTGCCTTGTCGGAGGTGACAATCTGCGTCTCGCGCACCCGCGCATCGTTGGTGTCCTTCAGGCGCATCTCAAGTTCTGCGAGGTCAAGTTTGTCCTCTTCCAGACGCAACTTGAGCAGTTCTTCCTCATGCTCCATCTGGGCAATCTGTACCCGCGCCAAGTCCTCGGGGGACATATCGGGCTTTAGTTCAACGCCCAACTTCTCCTCGACGACCTTCTTGCCCTTTGCCAGCACAGCGTTAGCAACGAGGTTAAGCCCGTTGCCAAGCAACGGCGTTAGGATGGCTTGTAGCGCGGCAGGTATCACTTGTCCTTCTCCTTCTGTTCAAGCAGTTTGACCCGCATCTGTAGGTCATAAATCTTGTCAAGCAGTTCTTCTTTCTGACGCTGACGACGCTCTGCCGAAACAGGGCTGTCGGTCGGCACACCCTCCGGCGTGATAAGCGCAGGCATCTGACCCTCAATCTTGGTCAGACGGGTGCTGAAGGATGTGACCTGCCCCAGAAGCCATGCGATGCAGGCAATCAGGACGGGAACCAACATCTTCATTATCTCGCCGAAGTTCACAGAACTGGCCCCCTCTTTCGTCACTTAATGGACTCCAGAAACATCATCGTCACCGTGCCAAACGCGGTCAGCAGGATGAGGATGATTGTCCCGCCAACCCGCATCAGAAGGTTCTCCAGACGCTTCAGCCGCGCATGGATGGCTTCGTAGCGCACGGCGCAAACATCGATGTGACTCGTCACAGTCACCTCCAAGTCTTGTACTGTGGTCACGGCTTTTCGTCCTTCACGACCTGCGGCTCTGCCTGCTCCTTGATTTTGACGACAAGGGGCCACGCACCCGAAGAGGTGGGCAGTTGACCCAGCACTTGCAGGATGGCGTTAACCTCTTCCGTGGTCAGCGTGAGGTTAATCACGGCGACACCCACGGCAGCGGCGGCGAGACGACGGGCGGGTTCTTCTGGGCCTCAATTTGGCCCTCCACCGCAGCCTCTGTAGCCGTCTTGTCCACGCCATTCGCCCAGACCCAGCCAAGTACTTGGTCGAGCGTGAGGTCAGCATACGGGGTGAAGGACTTGTCCTTCTGAAACGGCACGGAGCAGGTTGAGTAGACGCTTCCGTTGTAGTTTCCGTCCACGCCGTTGCAAGACCAATGAACGATGAAAACGACATCGGTATCGCCGTCCTCCTGCGGGAGGCAGTCGAGTTGCGAGATGTTCCAAGTGATAGT